CTGCCATCTAACCCTTTGACTAATGATTTCAAATACCATCAGTCTATACGATTGTCTGATTTCTGGACTGTCTTCGCAAGTCTCGACCAAAGCGAAGCGTCGGTGTGTGTCGTGCGCGACACCCTTGCCACTGAGTCCCCCCTTACGGGAGGCCCTGGTGGCTGTGGGGTGCCGCGTCACGCCGACGGTCCTGAAGGGGAGCTCTATCGAGTTCCAGTGTCCTTCAGCGTGGCATGTCGTCTCGGCGCTTAAGTTCTTACGCGCCTACGAGCTTGCCATACTGGATGCGACGCCGGAAAGAGTCTTCCCCTTCCACTCGCTCCTTTCACCGCTGGAGGTTATCCTCCAGCAGTCGGATAAGATCCTCATGGTCAAGTACCTAAAGTACCTGACCGTTGAGCCGTTCAACCGTTACTGGGATCAGCCCTCCGCGGACAAACCACTGATGACGAGCGCGCAAGCACAGCGCGGACTCGTTCCGTATAGTGGCCCTGTCCGGAGGTACCTGATGTCGGTCCTTGGTCGCGGTGGTCGGACAGAGAGAACCGACAGGCTGCTGTTGACCCTCTTGCAAGGGGTTAAGCGGGCCTGTCAAGCCGTCTCTGACGACTTCGTCGACCAAGCGAGGTTGAAGCATCGAGCCGCGTTGAGCCAGCCACAGAATATAAGCTGGTTTGACGCTGGTCAGTTAGAGGTCTACGCGAGGCGTCTCTTCAAGAAGTTCCGGCCACGGCCGTTGAACATTGGAGAGGCATCGACGGCGGCGTGTTTCTGCACGCCGCGGTCGGCTGGGGGCGCTAGAGAGGACGTGAAGGATAACTTGGACGGGCATCTGACTAAGAAACAGTTGGATATACCGGCCTCGGAGGTCCTAGCGCGCTTCTTTGACGAACTTGGTCTCGAGGATCTCGCACTGCGGGCCGCCCAGGCTCCGCTCGATGATCTACCCGATGTGAAGCAAAGTGACTTTGCTCCTGTTGATGAGCTCGCTTCTATGAACGAGCTCGGCGAACTGAGGATCGCACGGCCGTCCGAAGGGATCACCCGCAACGAGGTACTACGGTACGCTCGCGGAGTCCTTAGTGATCGACCTAGCGGCGATAGGATGTTCGGGGACATGCGCGCCAACCATGTTCATGCGCGCGTGGAGGCTGTCCTGGAGCCCCTGAAGGTTCGACTCATCACAAAGTCCGATTCCTTTAGGCAGTGGCTCGCGAGACACCTCCAACAGGAGATGCATAGGTTCTTGAGAAGGATCCCGGCATTCCGCCTCATCGGCGAAGTGCTCGATTGTACCCATCTCGACCGCTTGGTCGAGCGCTACCAGAGGCTTGGTTTCAACCTCGAGCGTTCAGAATGGGTGTCTGCAGATTATGAGGCGGCGACGGACAACCTTAAGATGGAGGCCACTAAGATTGTCTTCGAGGAGATCATTGCGCATCTCCCGGAAGAGGAGCGTTTCCTAGCTCCCCTATATCGCGATATCCTCTATGAGCAGACCATACACTCGAAACTCAGCGATAAGTCCGACATCGTCTACCTCCAGACGTCGGGTCAGCTGATGGGTTCGGTGCTCTCCTTCCCGGTCCTGTGCGCGGTCAACTTTTGCTTGTATTGGCAGGCGCTTGAAGAAAGGCTAGCCTGTAGGAAAACTGGTTTTGAGGGGGTGCGGCCTGAGGCCGTGCCCGTCCTTGTGAATGGCGACGATTTCCTTGCCCCGATGGAGCAGGACCTGTACGTAGCGTGGGTAGATATACCTCCACGTCATGGGCTCAAGTTCTCGGTTGGGAAGTCGTACAAGAGTAAGTGCTTCGCGATGATCAACTCGCGACAGTTCCGTGTAATCCTGGCCGATGGTAAGGTCCTCTTTAGGGAGGTCCTCTTCACCAACTTAGGGCTAGTTACGGGACAGTCGAAAGTCTCTGGTCGTCAGGCGGAGTGGGATCGGCCGCTGTCTCAGATCTACAACGACGTTGTGGGGTCGGCACAGTCACCTGAGCTCATCACTGCACTCTTCATTCGGTATCACAAGGAGGACATCGCGCGGGCTACAGACAATGGGAACTACAACCTGTTCCTTCCGACTACATCGGGAGGTCTGGGCTTTGATCCCACGTTTGCGAAGTTCGATGTCACCCCATTCCAGCGCCGCTACGCCACCTTCGTCCAGGCGACCCTCACAAAGGGCCCGCCTCGGAAGGAGGAGATGCCGGTCGGTCTTGTCCCGACATACACGGCAAAGGAAGCGGCCAGGCCACCAACGCTGCCAATACTGAGGAATCTTAGGGACTTCGTTAAGGTCCCACTTGTCGGGCCCCTCGGGGAAGGTCTAGTTCGTTCTAGGCCCAAGGAACCAGAGGCTCTCTTGCTAGGTGGCTGTCTGATCTCGGACTCAGCCATCCAGGTGAAGCTCCCCAAACGGGCGAGCCTGCGCGCCTTTAGGCGTGCACCCTGGTCCATGATGAAGCCGAACCGCTGTGCGCGGCCTATCGGGCTGGCGTTCGTGAAAGCGGGGTTTAGATCTACTGAGGGCAGGGACAAGGACGGTCTCTGCCCAGAAAGCGTAGGTTTAAATACCGAATCATCGAACACAGTTCAACATGGAGAAGAAGAGCAAGAGGACGACGAGTGTGAAGAAGACGAAGGCGGCACGCAAGCAGGTGGCAGCTCCGGCTGCCATCAGCGTGACGACTAAGGGCATGGTGCCCGCGGTTAGGACTGAGGGGACGGACATCGTGGTTACCCACGAGGAACTGTTCGCCATCGTAGAAGGTGCCAGCATCGCTGTTGGCATCGGCTCGACGACGAATGGGGCTAATGTCCACAATTACCTCATCAACCCGACGGAGACGTCCGTCTTTCCCTGGTTGGCGGCCATAGCCGACCGGTATGAGAAGTACAGGGTTGAAGACCTGGAGATCGCCTATGTGCCTATGGTCGGCACGGCGACACGAGGCCAGGTCGTCCTATCCGTGGACTTTGATCCTGCGGATGAGATGTCGACGGAACCCACGATGGACACCAGGATGATGCTAACATCAAAGCCTGACTCCATTTCCATGCCTGTCTGGCAGCTCGGGACCTTGCGTTGCGCTCAACCACGCCTCAAACGCGTGGGCGAGCGTTTCGTTCGGAACTGGGCTGGTGAACAGGAGATCATCGGACCGATTTCTAGGACGTCCGACATGGGTGTTCTGTCGATTGGACTCTTCAACGTGGATGAGTCCCTCTCTCACGTAGTCTACGGCGACCTTCGGGTCCGCTATAGGATACGTCTGATGACTCCGCAGCTTCAGCTGCCTGAGGCCGAGCAGCCCTCTGAGGGCTCGATCGAGTTAGCCAATCCAGGTGGGTTGTCTCCCAAGTTTGACTTGAAGACAGGTGAGCTCAGTGCGTCAGGTTTCGCTACGGCGACAACCTGGCGCGCTGGGCCCTACATAATCGAGCCTTTGCTCGCGACCCAACTGTACACTACGGCTGTAGGCGCGACGCCGCACGCGATGGTGCGGCTGAAGGAGGACTGTGAGGGTCGGCTCACGCT